ACAAGCGACGGAATTGAACATAAATATCAACCGTACCAGCACCAGTACCATCAGCAACAGTATTTTGAACCTGTAATTTCTTACCTGTTTCTAGCACTGTCTTAATTTTGGTAACCGAAGCATTATCTAATGTGATAGTTTTATTACCTCCTAAATTACCAATAGTTTCTACTAAGATATTAGCTAAACCATTAGCATTATTGGATAAGAGTTGAAAATTAGTACCAGTAGCAAGACCAACAGAATTAGTTTTCAAAATAACTTGTTCAATAGCTAATTCACCACCACTAGAAACAGCAGTAATATCAACCGGTGAAGCAAAAGTAATGTTACTTGAAGTAACTGTTTTTTTGATCCAGAAAGTAGTACCAATTGCGCCCAAAACCGAACCAGAACCATAGGATAAAGTTGTACCATCAGAACCAAGCGCATCAACTAATGATTTACTAGCAGCAAGTGATGTTCCAAGCGCAGTACCACCAGAAGCTATAAATCTAGCCAACGACCCAGCAGTTGGAGAAACAGCAAGCGTTGCTCCATCAATTTTAGCCACGGCAGTCTTAACAGTTCCTAAATCAGCAGTAACAGTTGTTGCACCATCACCCAATTTGGCTGTAATACTTACTAATGTATCACCACTTGGATCGCCAACATTGGTATTAATGGTGTTAAGAGTTGCCTCTATGCTACCAGCAGTAGCGCCACCAATTGGATCACCACCTTTACCATCAGTATTATAACCTAGGCAATTATCATCCCAGTTTCCTTTGGCTGCACTTGAAACATAAGTAGTACCGCTTGCAATACGAATATCTAAATTTTTAGCAATAAACGTAGTATTAGCATGCTGATCTAAACCTGGTTTCGGAGTAGCATTTGTATTTTTAATCTTCCAGTTTTCAAATACTGCATTAGTTGCTGCAGCAGTAATATTTACTGGAGCTGTAGAGAAATCACCCCTGATATCAAGATTACGTAAAATAGGTGAAGCAATATCAGCTATTTTGATATGAGTAGCTTTTTGTGTACCAGTCGTAGAAGCATAGAAAGTATAACCATCAATACATAAACGGGTAGCAGCACTTGTAGCTACAACACCATTAGTAGCCGCTTTTGCTGGAGCATCATACCATTCGGCATTGATAATTTTGCAATCAGTACCGGTAACAGAAATCGGACCAGTTAAAGCATCAATACCAGATACAAATCTGGGATTAATAACGGTTACATTAGCAGCACTAATTACCATACTGGCAGAAACTGCAGTACTAAATGTAATGGTTCCTCGATCTGAACCCTCACCTAAAAATATGATAGTAATACCAGCAACATCAGCAGTAACACCACCAGCTGCGATTACAGTTTCTGAATGTTTGGGCGCTACATAAATAATATCACCATGATCAGCAGTACATCGGCCTATTGCATAATCAATAGTTCCGAATGGACGACGACGTGTACCGGTATTGGTAACATCATTACCAACAGTACTATCAACCCAATAAACGTTAGCTAAATCACCAATTGAAATTTCAATCGGGATATTTTGGATATTCACACCATGGGCAAAACCATGGGGATAATCCGAAGATAATAAATTAGTCATTTTGTTTTCCTCATTAACGACGCTCTTTAGCGCCGCCTTTAATTGGACCGTTAAAAAGTAAAAACCTTTAATTAGAGGAGGATATAGTTAAATACCCTCCTCCCATCCTTAATTACGGTGAACCGGAACCGAATAAGCCTCTCCAATCTGACCAACCAAATGAATAACGCTCTTTACATTTAAATTTCATGTTATCAGTATCGAAATCGTTATCATCTGAGAAGACCATTGGCGCACGTTCGAAATAACGTAAGCTATTTGGACAAGTTGTTGAAACAAACCACATGTTAGGATCGGTGAAGAAGTTATTAATTATAATGCCTTCTGGGAAACGACCCTGACTATACATAGCGTTAATATCGCGATCTGCAGTATTAGGACGCTGTGGGTTTTTAATGATACGTTCTGCTTCAAATTGTAGTTGCAGAGGAATAATCAATGCTTTTTCACGTAAAGCCATTTTCTTATTTCTCGCATCACGAGTATCTTGAATCTGAATTAAAATATCTTCTAATGCATTTTCAGAAAGCTCGCTAGCAACACCCAATGTATTGCTCTGTAAACCACTCTCAGTTGGATGAGATGCACTAATTAAAGGAACACCATCACCACCTAAATGAGCACCATCTTGAGCATAATTGAAAACATTAGCACCATTATAGTTTTTGGTTACTGCCATTGAATAAGCAAGACCTTTGGTTTTAATCTCAGCAACTTGCATATACAAGTTATCTTCGACTTGCTCTTCAGTGATAATAAATCCTAAACCATAAACCACATGAGTATATCTTGCCGGATAACCTTGCTTGACATCATCATATGCAATTGAAGCACCTTCATTTTTAACTTGAGCAAGACCCATAGTGATAATCTGTTGATCTTCTTCGTAGTTTAAATGAGAAATATTGTGCTCATATAATCTGCTCCATTGGTCTGGGAGTTGGGCATAAGCCTCACCAAAAATCATATTCAGACCAGGACGCATTAATTTTGGCGTTAAGCCACGAGTAATAACACCCATTATTAATTCCTCCTATTACACGCCAGTTGTTAGTTTGTAGAATTGTTGGTTGACCATAACTAGCAATCTTGTATAAGTACCAAGAACACTGTCTGGTGCAACACCTACAATTTTTAATTGATCAGCAGAACTGGTTAAATTCCCATGATCTAATGCCATACCTGATAGACCAGTAACGGTACTACCGGCACCAACTGTAATTTTTGCGCATTGTCCAATATCACCAGATACAACAGTACCAGTCGATAAAATTGAAAAAACTGCAAATGGATTTACATCTACCCATACAGTTTGAAGAGTGCTTCCTGGATGATAAATTCTTGTCAAATTATCTGGATTAACTCCAAAACCAGCAACAACACCAGCAAATTGAGTGCTATTTGCAGCACTTTGTGTGACAACTGGTAAATATCCCATCTCTGGAAACTCACCAATTGAAGATTCGCCTGTAAAACTTACTAAATCTTGTACAAAAACAGCCGTAGAATCGCCAGATGCAATTACAAAAGGCATAAGTTTACCGGCAGTTGACCAACCAAATGGATCGTAATAACTTTTCAATCCATAGGCAGAAATAACTGGATTAGCCATTTTCCCCTCGCTTAATTAAATTTGTTAGAAAAAAAACCAAAAAAAAAAGAGCAAAAACGTCCTAAACGTTTGCTCTTTCTTCTAAATTCAAAAATTACTATTTATAAATAGATTTTTATCTTTCGGTATTCTATTTGACTATAACTTCTGGAGTGATTTGAACCTCTCCATATATATCGTTTTCTGATAGGTGCCTAATGTCCTTACGACCAATAGATCGCTCTATTTCTCGGGGTTCATCAAGCTTGTGGTATTGAATTTTTTCGTATTCTTCTAGAGGAATGCGCATAAGAATTTGCGCTAAGCCCAAAGATTGACCTTTTCTTCTGATATCATGTCCGGACTTATCCAAGCACTTAGTATAGCCAACTTCTTCATATTTATCAACATTTGAACCGTTCGGACCATCTAAATTTACCCAATAATAGTGCCATCCAGCACCTGGTAAGCCATATTGCTTACGAATATCAATTTTATGCCTTCCAGTGAGTAAGTTAGCCCGTTCTTGAACAGATAATTTAGGAACACTTTGTTTAGCTTCAACTGCATTTTTCTTGTCACTCATAGATTATCTCCTAACCCAATCATTACGTGATCGATAGCCACCATTACCATCAACAACTCTATCTCTTACTAACTCTTTAATATATTTCTGTCTAAATTTAACAATATCGAATGGTTTTCCAGCTTTACGCGCCTTAAACGCTTCTTTTTGCGCAAAATATTCAATCTGTTTTTTAGCAAATAGATCCAATGAATCATAATCTGGAACATTATCTATTTTCTTTGTAGGGTTCATAGAAGTCCTCTTGTTTTCTACTGGTGAAATATTCGGCCTTTCAGGTCCAAATTGTTTAGAAACCATTTCTTCAATATAATTATACTTTTCAGTATCAGACATCCCAGTCTGTCTTGAATTTATAGCTATTTCTAAATTTCTAGCATACATAGTCTTGCGCTGCGATATCTCATCTTGTTTGTTCCACCACGGATTACGATTAACAAAATCAATTACCGCTTGAGGAAGTTTAGGTTGCTCTTCTTCTTGTTTAACAACTGGCATACCAGTTCCCAAACTCTTAATCACCGCATCTATTTTCTTAACACCTTCAACATCAGAAGCTTTGATTGCCTCTTCCTTCTGTTTTTCTAGTGAAAGTAATTGTGCTTGAGTAGCTCTTTGACGCTCCTCCTTGAGCAATTGAAGCATTTCATTCTGAGTCTTTTTTAATTCTTCAATCTCTCTACGCTGAACTTCTAGAGTACTAAGAGTCTTATTACCTTCGTTCCAGGTCTTAGCATCACGCCAGTTTTTAGGATCTCCCTGAAAAACTTCTTGCGGAGTCCAACCAGTCTCTATAGCTCTTAATTCATCCGCATTATAAAGAGGTTCTTCAACTTCTGGTTGCATCTCTTCTTCTTTAGCTGGAACTACAATGTCTTTAACATCAACCAAAGGAGCTTGAATGTCTTCTGTAGAAAACTCTTGTGGGATTGCAGTATCATCTTGTTGTGCAATAGCTGATTCCATTGCATTCTTCTTAGGTCTTGCCATTTGTTATATCCTCATTTAATTTTAATAAAACAAGTCCTCATCCAATCCCAAATAGTGATCTAGTTTAGCAATTACTTCGTCATCCAATAAAAGTCTGTAATATATTTTGTTATAAACCATTGCTTGACCAGAATATTTTATAAACTTAACAATAGATCCTATTGGGAAATCATCTCTACAGCTCTCAAAAGCATTAGGACCTAAAGCAATAATTTCACCTTCGGTAATTTGATTTTGAGAACTCTCAAGAATATTTGCAGGCATTACAATATTACCAACTTTTTGAATAGCTACTCTTTCCTTTACAAGGAAATAGTTCTTTAAAGGGCTTAGTTTATATCTCAACATCTTGTTTCTCTCCTTTTACTATATCTTCTAAGTCTAAATTTAATATCTCATTAATAACTTCTATTTTTGCTGTTAAATAATATAAAGATGCTAGTTTTTGGTCCGATGGAGCAGCCCAATTGGCTAAGGAAAGTAAGGATGTTGTTGCATGATCTGAGGTTTCACGAAGATACTTAAAAAGTAATGAAGATATACGATTTTCTCTTTTCCATTTGCTAAACTCAAAACGCAATTCTTCTAAATATGCGTCCTTATTCTGGTTTTCTTGCATATCCACCTCGTTTTATTATTCTATATAAACTATATTTACAATTTTGTTTACAATTGTACTATCAATGTAAACTATATTTACAATTGGGGGGCCCCTCAAGGCTCGCACTTTTCTTCGTTTAAAACACAGTGGGGATTCTTAAGTATCTGCAGATACTAATCCTGGAGCCCCATATTTATAAATTATTTCTGTTCTTGTGCCAATTGCTGCAACATTTGTGCTAGCTCTGGTGGCAAACCATTATTATTCTGTTGTTGTTCTGCAACCTGTTGATTTTGTTGCATATTAGCTCCCTCACCTGCATTTTGCAACGGTATTTGAGCTATTTGATTCAATTTTTGTTGAATATCTGTAGTATCTAAGGGAATTTGTGATTTAGGTACTTCTTTATCTACAACATTCTCTGCTGTTTTAACCTCACCAGAAGTTGCTCTAGACTCAGCGCTAGTAATAGCAGCAACTGCATTAGCTTTACCAATAGCGAGCTTACCGCCTTCTGTAGCAGCTTTAACCTGTAGTTCACGTTCTTTGAGCTCTAACCCTATGCCATCCAGTTCGATGTCGGTCATTACTTTAGCAGATCGCATTCCAATCTCTTGTGCACGAGCTTTTATTTCTTCTATTTGAGCTTGCATTAATAACTCTTCTGGACCAGGTTTAGCTAATTGTTCTGGAGGAGTTAATATCTTCTCAACATCAGAAATACCAATAGCTTCTAGATAGCGCTTTATTACTTCTTGCTGATTAATTATAGGAGATTGAATCTGCATAAGAGCTTGTAGTTTAGCTAGTCTTACAGCGTCCATACCCATAGCAGGGTTTGCTATAGGATAGATACTAAACTTATCATTGTTATAATCTTCTTCGGTAACAAATCCAAATTTAGTCATCAAATCCTTTTCAGGATATAGAGAGAAATATTTCTTATTAATGTTGAAGAGGATGTTAAATTCTTTACGTAAAGACTCATATAACCGGGTCAATATAGAACTAAATATCTTACTTCCCTGTTCAATCATGCTTACAACCGAAGTTGCCGGCATGTTTGCATTGATAGGATTACCCATTAATACATCACTAATGTTTGCCGTCTCTTTGCCAAACTGAACTAGAAATTCCAATAAGTTAAATAGTGTCTGTGATGGTTCTTTAAATGGCAACGGGTAGATATGATTAGATAGACTACCCATACCGACATTGAAATTAACCATTTTCCACTCACCAGCAGTAAATTGCATCTCACCCTTACGCAATCTTAAATCTCTGCTCAAGAACCCTCCTTGCAAATTAGCTAGAGTTCCGGCATCAACTAATTGATTGGTAATAGAGTTTATTGCTGTATTGAGCTGTAAGAGAACCTGACCAAATCCCATACCTAAGAATGTACCATCAGGAGAAGGCAAGAAGTGATGAGCAGCATAATAAAGAGCGGGATTAATGCGTATTAACTCACCAGCATTATTGAAGACAAAATCCTTTTCATCAAATCTAGGAGCTATTCTGCATATCTTTCGTGTCTTACGCATCATCGTTACTGTATAAGGCTCGCAATAACCATCATCATCTAAATCTATAAAGCAAGAAATCTCCCAAACAATATAGTTATCTCTGCTCTCATCTGAATCACTGGGCAATTCTTTATCTTCATCATCAGTAGAGTAATTGTTATCAGATACAACACTATCTGAATCTGACGTTAATGGGAGATCATTCAAACAATCTTCACTAAATATACCAAACTTAATACGCTCTATAATCTCATTACGCGACATACGCAATACATGGGTAATACGCTCAGCTTTCTCTAGGGATGATACATCGTTTGAGACGATTATTTCCGTTGGCAAACACAGATAGGACGCTGGTTTACGCATTATAGGATCGTAACACCACTTACGAAAGACAGTGCCAATTAGAGGCAAAGCGATTAAAAGTTTATCAGTATCTGACACCCAATTATCTACGATTTTCATGGTTTGTAGTGACATATGATCACTCAACCGCTTTGCTGATCTTTCGTCATCTTCTGTAGTTGGGCCTGCTACAGTAGCATATACAGTCTTATTGTTCTGAATTACTTCGGGCATGATACGTGCATTAAACTGCACACAGCCTTGCAATATAAGAGGAATTTTAATATTTGAAGCTTTATCGAAGGGATATTCTTTAACTACAATCTTTTGCTTTGCTATTTCTAATGCACCATTATATTTGTCGAGCCACTCTTCCCTAGTATTGTCATCAGCGCTAACCTGTCTTTCTAGATCAACACCTAATTGATATAGAAATTTATCATCAAGTAATTCTGCAATGTTGACTTCTTGCGAGTACTTCTTTAAGAGTTCAACATCAGCTTTTTTCTTAGTATAACCAACATCGTATGTCGAACTGAGCTTTAAATAATCTTCTTGATAAATTCCCATAAGTAAATCCTCTATTCAAAACTTCCATCATTAATATCCCATTATTGAATCAGATATAAATTTTTCTACAAGCTAAAGAACAATTAATATCATTAATGTCGTCCCTAGAAAAAATATTAAGCAATGTTTCTTCATTCTTTGATAAATAATCTTTTATAGTAGAAATATTATTTTCTTTTAAGAGCTTTTTTAAATGTTCTCTATTATTAATCGAAGAACAATAACTATCTATAATCTCATCCATTGACCGATTTAATAAATTAGTATTTCCTTTGTTCTCTACTTCATCAACTTTTACTTTTTCACAATTAACATAACACTTACATAAATTAAGTTTTTCAAGTTCTTCCATCTTTTGTAGGATAGCTTTATGAAAAACTTCTTTTAAAATCTTGTCAAAATGTATTGCTAATTTCCCATTAAAGTAAAGATCGGAAACCTCAATCTCAAATTCAATTTTAAAATTATGCCACGGAATATCATATTTCATATCAATATTCTTTACCTTTGTCGAAATACGTATCAGTTAAATGTAATAACATTTGTTTTAACTTTTCCTTATCACCACATAAAAAATGAAACTTTTGAGTATCACCTCTAAAATCCAATCTTTCTATTTCGCATTCCCAAAAACCATCTTCTCCATAAGCATTAGTTAATTCTTTATTATTTTTATAAACCTTTACATGCCAATCAAATATTAATTCTCTCTTTTCTTTTGAGTCATCTGTCATATCAATATCCCGTTATTTTATGCAAAAAATCATTCAATAAAATTTCTGGATCATAATTCCCTCCAAAAATTTGAACATCATTTATAAAAATTGATATTTTATCAGGCGAACAATCTCCCGTCGCAAACGATGGAATATGAAAACTGTCTAATTCAATTCTTATATTTATTGCACAAATATCTACGCTTTTTTGTTGCTTACCATACTTACAAATAAAATCTCTAAGATTCATTTCAATACCCAGTTATACTATCAGACTTATCCCTATATCTTTTGAACTCATATTCATCCATAGCCTCGTCTTTTTTGCTATAAATATCATTGATTTGCTCGTCATAGTTTACATGAAGCGCTACGTATTGCAAAGCGTCATGAATATCACTGAACGGATGAATCTTGTGCGGTTCTTCTGTATATCGATCCTCGCCAATTACCTTTGTCTTTCTATAGTAATACTTGCCATTAAAGCCTTTACGCAATTGAGGACAACCAGTACGACTAATGACCAAACAACCTTGTCCCCTAATCAATCTAATTAGCCTCTGCGTAACAGCATCGATTCTAGTTAATATGCTATTGGTTAGTGCAGGTTTAACAGCGATGTCGAAGAACTCACGCAATTGATCTGCACCATCATAAGTATCTGCAGGATCGTATAAGCACGTATCTATCTTCATGCCTTTACAGTTCTCGCTCAACCACGGCATTACGCTATCTCTGCATAGCTCTCTGATTGTCGTAAACTCCCCGCAAAATTCTTTGATCACACACAAGATCTGTCCCTGCATTTGAGCTATTAATATACACGGTGCTACCGTACCCAAATCTGCAGAGATAAGCAGATTATAACGTTTATCTATTGCAACATGATCTGAGCTATGGATATTGTCATTATAACTATAGTAAACCTTCTTCTGATCAGATAGTGTTCCATATTCACCCATTAGATATACTCTAATGAATGCTTCATCTTTGCCGTAAGTCATCTTGATATATTCGACATCACCATTAGATATATTCTTAAGGTTTTCGGCTTCAGGATTGATTATGTATTTTTCCCCTTGTTTGATGACAGCAGGCGGCTGAACCAACATTTTATATTCGGGAGGCCTGTCAGTCTCAAATAGTTTATAAATCCAGCTATCTTCTTCTGGAGGGTTTGTATCACAGAAGATACCACACCAATAAATCGCTGCTTCGGGCAAGTCTTTGAGAGCTGGAAACCGAGGTAAACGCCCACCACTAAAAAAGTCAAGCACCATTCTATTAAGTTCTGATAACTCATTGAGAAATACCCCCGTAACTTCTAATGACTTTAAATGCTTAGTAACATCAGCAACGTTATCCAATGCTATAGGCAATAACTCAAACTCTACTTTGTGACGCTCTGTAACGCCTTCCTTTACAAGATCTACAGTAAATGTATGGTTAATAGTAAACGACTTACCCTCACGCCATTTCATTAAGCCCAGACTGCTAAACCACATCTTCCACGTCGTTAAAGTAGTCTTGTCTAGATCTCCATAGGTATTACGGACAATAGCCCATCTACTGCGCTTTATACCATCTCTACAGGCAATCATCTTGACTGCTCTAAAGACGATCTCAGCACACATCATGGTAGTCTTACCTGAACCTACATGACCACGTACTACTCGCACACGATCATCGGTACGATGGAACGCTAGAGCTGTCTTGGTTGGTGTATAAACAACGAAATCTGGATAGGTGGGGATCTTGATAGTGTAGTTGTCAAGATCTACAGTAACAATATCAGCATTAGCCTTGAGAGCGTCTCTAGCTTCTATTGCTCTTAGCGTATTAGATATTTCGGCTTTAAACATTTACTCATGATCTGCAATTATAATGACTTCTAGTTTCTCGCATCCTTTGCAATAAGCCGGGACCATATATACGTAATTACGACAATCTATGAAATACTTACTTCTATACGGTCCAAAGGGATCTTCGCCTTCTCGCTTTTTAGCTTCAATAACTTTATGTCCTCTTTCCTTAAGAAAGACTTTAAGCTCTTCCATTAATTTTTTAGGAGTCATGCTTTCCCAAGTTTCATGCTAACACCAGGCTTTTTAATGCTAACAGTAGGCTTAGTATCTAAAGTAAAGCGATGTTGTCCATGGCTAACCTTTAGATTATCCAATGCATTAGCTTTAGTAATGTTATCTATCTTGCCACTTGGAGTAGTTTTAACTGTAGGGTCAGAACTCAACCCATGTTTAATTGAAGAAACGCCGTCAAAATTCATAAATTATCTCCTGCCTTGTTTCTCTAGTCTTTCATTAATAGTCTTTAACTGTCGCTGGACCTCTCTGAGCTCATGTGAGAAGTCACCGTATAGGTGAGGAGCCATATGAGCTGCTCGAGTAGCGTAGTGTTCCAAGAACAGTTTAGCCTTATTGACTGCTTGCATACGTTCTACTTTCTTGTTCTTTCCTTCTTCGGGATTGTAGAAGTCTTCTATCTTATCCAAACACTCTTGACTCATCTTCATATAGACTTCGGCTCTAGCAGTCAATCCTTCTTGCGCTATAGCCATAATATCTGGATCATTGTCATACCAATAGCGCAGAGTATTATAACTATATGTCCTACCAAAGTTCTCTTTACCTATGTGTCTACAAAGTTCGTCCAAGCTCAACCACTTACGCACATCTCTACACTCTGTCGAAAAGATTTCAGCAAACCTCATTTTATCTTCTTTAGATAATGCTGAAGCTCCTGGCATACGCTTACTCCGTAACTGGTACCTTAGGCTCTGACTGCTGTGATTTAGCTTGTTCTAATCTTTGCATTTCAGCAATCGCTTGTTTCAAGAATCTCTTGATATCTACAGTGATTTCTTGAATCTGATCTACTGCATTCATAAGCTGTGAAAGTTTCTGTAAGTCCATGATTTACCTCATTAAGTTTACGCGATCCTCAATATTAAATTACTAATATAATCAAGTAGTTAGTATTTCTAATGATTAAGGATTTTCGCCAACGATTTCGTTAATAATTACATCGAATTTGCCCAAGTAGTCACCTGTTTTAGGATCATAGATTTGGGTGACAACGTGAACATCTTTTTTGCCTTGTAGTTTTGCTAGTTCTTTAATTCTAGTTGTAGCTTTAGCTAATTCTTCGGCGATTACGGTTTGCAAAGATTCATCGGACATAAAACGACTCCTATATCTATAGTTTCATGTAATAAATATATAACAAAAACAACGAGTTGTAAAATCGAAAAAACCCACGATATAAAAAACCTCTTAATTTGTACAAATTTTGACCAATACAATGTTAGAATTATGTGGGAATTATCACGTTTTATGTTGGTAATATGTGATTGTTACCACGTTTTTGTAATATATAATTATTTATTATTTTTATCAGTATAGATTGTATTTGTAAATGTAACTATATGTAACTGGTATTTGATAAAAAGTTTTGGTTTATGGGGCAACCCACCTGAAGACTATCTTTTGCTTTAACGTAGTTTTCGATGCGGAAGGCTTTGTAACAATGTTGAGTCTCGAAGCATCAAGCCAGAAGATCATCGAGTAACATTATTCGCTGGGAAACGCTCACAAAATAATATTGATATATGTATATTATTCTATTAAACAATAATTGCAAATATTTTTGTAAGGATATGATTTTAAAGTAATTAAATAGCTTGACAAAAATCACTTAAAACATCGTTTTTGCTACTTTTTTGGTCCCCGGGATGGGCTTTAACCATCAACAGAGTGAATAGCAGGTGCTTGCTCTCCTGCTTCACTAGCTATCGGACCGGGGATTAGTTGCTCTCAACTCCAATTTAACTTGTTCACACAATTTTCCCATTCATTCAATTAAATGATGTTGAGAGCATCAGTATATTAACCATTGTTTCTACCCCTTGTAAATTATTTAATAAATATATTTGACTTTGTAATAATAATGTAATATTATATTCCATATGGTAAGTTAATAATATAGCTTAACATATAAAAGGCCCTACGAATATAGGGATATCTAAACAAAACAGGGGTTATAAAAATGAACACAAAAACTTTTTTAGAATTAAGAGAAAATTACATTAAAGAGAAAACCTTAAGTGATTTAGATTTTAGCGAAAACAAAAGTTACAAGAATTTAATAACAAGCGAATTAGCTTTGATTGATTGGATAGAAAAGAATTTAAGTTCAGAAAAGATTAAATTACTTTGTCAACTATCAAGAAAAAACCATATGCTTATTAAACAAATGATCAAAATTATTTTAAGGCTAGATCCTAAAACCATTAATTAAATAGGAGTTATAGAATGACAGATAATTTGTATCTACATGAAGAATCTGGAGAGATTCGCTCTCAAGAAGAATGGGAAATATTTATTGAGAAAGAGAAAGAAGAGTTACTGGAAAGAAATTATGCTAGAGAAATGGCAAGAATCGATTACTGGATCAAATGGGATATGAATTTCGATGATTATGTAAATGCAGAATATTTAATTTTAATTAAAAACAAAGGAGCAAGAAAATGAAAGTAAGTAATGAAAACAACATTAAAGAATTGTCATTCGAATTACACCAACAACTACTTAAAAAAATAGAAAAGGTTATAAAAGATTTTGCAAAATCAAATGCAAATGTATTTCCACCAGATTCAAAAGAAATGTCTTTTATTGTGCTTACTGCTTCAAAGGTAACCTTTTTAAATATGTTGATCTTTCTAATCAAAGAAGAGAAACACGAGGAAGAGATAGAGGGCCTCAAAGAAACGTTAAAAATTATTTTAGACTCACGAAATTTAAATTAATAAAAGAGAATTTAAAGGAGGATATTTTTATGAAAGGGATCGTAATAAGTTTGATTGTATATGTAGTGAGTGATTTTGTTTTGTTACATTTATTTGTAATGATTTTAAATAATACGTTAATCTAAAGGAGATATTTTATGCTGATATTAACAAGACGTGAAGGAGAGAGAATAGTTATTAATGGAAATATCATTATAACATATCTCTGTTATGATGATAGACATCGCAACATTAAAGTTGGGATAGAAGCGCCCAGAAGTATTTCTGTTAATCGCTTAGAAGTACAAGAAAGGATAGATGAAGAAAATAAAATCAAAGAGGAAAACAAATGAAATTAATTAAAGTATATATAGATTTGCCCTATAAAAAATCTAGAGAGTTCACCCGTAAAATACGTAAGTCTATCGAAACCTACATCGAAAATGACGAAGATGGGATATTCAAAGACATACAACGTTATGCAGTTTCATTTATTGATGGTAGCGATGCAGTAAAAAGCAGTGAGAAATATTATACCTGGGTAAACATGGTTTTTGATTGCGAAATAGCCGAAACCGAAGAAGAAAACCAAAAGTTCATCGCTTTAAAAACAGAAATTGAACTTGAGATTTATAAAAAATTAAACTCACTTCTTTATATTTTAGAAGA